TTTGGACAGGCACAATCGTGCTGGAATGCAAAGCCTATACGTTGGACGTCCGATCCAAGCGCACGGTAACCAAATACATTCCAAGGGTTTTGGTTTCTTTTATCAAGTGTACGGCCCTACCGCACAGAGGGACACATATTATAACGCCTTGTCCGAAGGCGGTGCAGGTGGACTTAACCATTCTTGTTGGAGAGACAGGAGCAAAGTGGAGTGCTCAACGTCTATCAGGCGACTCAAATGGCGAATGTTGTGCTTCTCGAGAATAGTTGAAAGCCACTCGCGTCTATTCTCGTAGGTTTCCTCCCCATGATATGCCCATTCACGGAGAGCATTGTCGGCATTCTCCGCAGTTGCATTGGAAAGGTTCCAATCGTGTTTGCCTCGCATAACACAAATGAGTTGTCGCAAAATTGATTTCTCACTAAGTTTACCAACCCGATAAGGGAGCTCGGGCAATTTGGAAGAGAAACGTTGCAAAAACACAAGTGAATCTAGGCTGTCAACGAAAGGTTTACCTTCGGCACTTTTAATACCGGGAGTGAGCTTTAAACCGAAATGCGCCATGTAATCACGCATGGAAATGAAATTAAAATCTACACGATCATTGTGCACTGAATTAATAAAATCATCACCATAGTTCCCATGACTAACATACTTTCGAAATTCCCCAACAAAAGCCTGAGGATAAGCATGTTTATAGGCACAGCGGTTGATTAGACTGTTGTTCAGACTGTTAATGTTTACAGTCACTGGAATTCCACTGGGAGTAGAACCAGAAAGAAGAACAACATCTTGACGATAAGCACACAGCGGTTGAATGAACTCACTCGCAACACAAGCCATGTAGTACAAATCCTGGGCGGCATAGTTTCCTTTGGAAGCCAAATGCATCATACACCAACAAGAAGACTCATTGATATCAGCATTCATTCCAACATCATATTTGGCGTGGTCGCCATCAAAAACATGGGGAAACTTTTCAAAACGTGCCCATAGATCTTCCCAATGGGGAGAAGTAGCGTTCAAGCCAACGCAACATTCACTCCAGCCCGGTACCATTTGCAGTAAACGGACGACAGGCGTGTAGTACTTGCGACACAGCAAGATCGATGCTATCTCTCCAACCATAAAAAGACGAACTTTCTCCTTTGTGGTGGGAGTGGGTTCATCTTTGGGAGTGCCGACGAAAAGGAACGGAACACGTTCACCCAGATCAAATTTCTCATAGGCGTGTTTGACTTGGTTCCAAACTTCTTCGACAAAATCCTTCTTCTCATTACCAAGAGAATCCAGATATGTCTTGATCCATGAACGTTTTCCACCAGGAAAACCGGCTCCCATCGACGTGCCCCAATTCAGGGCATCAATGAATTTCACACCATCAATTCCGTTGATAACCTCCTCCCAAGTGAGAGGGCGGAGAGTTTTCAAAAGAGCTGATGGTATTGTGTTCAAGTCGAAAACGGACATCCAATCTGCGATAGCCCATTCAAGGTGCTCTCTCGGCAAACCAGGCGTAGAAGCGATAGCGTGAGCAGCGCCCTTGGGCCACATGCTCCGTCCGAAACGCGGTTTCCCATAATCGAAATCAGGGAAATCTTTGCGGATAGAGTCAGCGATGATAGTGTCAACAACCGCACTCTTATAAAAAGCCGACGTGAAATACTTTCCGGCATATTGACACCCTTGAACCGTTTCCAAGGGATCTGGTTCAGGGGGTGGCGGAGGAACAGTCGGAGTTTTACGGCGACCGAAAGACCCGATCTCATAGCAATGATTGTTGAAACGGGATGCCGATGGCAATGAATCTACAGGCGGGAAACCTTCAAGATTTTCCCGAACCCAAGTGGTTTGAGTAATAATATTTTGCTCGGGTGGAGAACCACGAGTAATAAGACTCTTACCATTGACGACGACCGAAATCTCGTCAGGATCCAAAGCTGGAGAAAGCAACACACCAGGACGACCAAGTAAAGTTTCATCAATTTTCTTGAAATCGTCTGGAGAGAGCATAGCTGAAATGCCAATGGTGAAATCGGCGGTTCGAGCAGCATAGTGCACTCCCAAAATTCCGGGTGTATCTCCAGTGGAGAAATAAATTCCTCCACACATACCAACGGCAGTCTCCTCAGGAAAGGTCCATTCAATAATTTGAGCACCATTACTTGCAACTGTGGCAACACCAGTGACCGGTATGGGGTTACGCAACTCACCGGTCTCTAGTCGCTGGCAATAAATTGCTCTCAACTGAGTAGGAAGGTGGTTGAAATAGGTACGGACTGGTGCAAAAGAGGAAAAACATAATTTTCCTATAGCAAGTTTTTGAGAATGATGCGGAACAAAATTTTCCGGGCCAACCGTCAGAGTACGTCTTTCATGTGGACCAGTACCACGTACCAAAAGCCATTCTTGCGTATACATAGGTGCATCTCGCAAACCCATGATACAAAGTCCAGTGTCATAGAAATAGGCATCACACCTAAAAACCCAGTCTCCAATATCATTCTTGTGGAAAACGCTGACCAGACCCTTAACGCTCTTGTCAAACATTTGCGTTGAGGTCATGCCATGTGGGGGTCGGTACGATGCACGTTTCTCTACAGTCATTCTCTTCCATACATCAAGTTCAGTCTCCCGCTTATCAATTTGGGAAGAACTGACCGACATAAAACCTTGTCGGAACTCTGAGGAAGGAATTTTGGACTGCGTAGAATGCTTTGGAACATCAAAAACCAATTCTTCTTTCTGTGGCCGGAAAAAGTCAGCCACATTCGGATGGGATTCTTCTGCGACCGTTTTCACGACAGAAGGTACACCACCCTTGGGCCAACCTGGACATTCCTCACATGTAGGGGCACCTTGCCCCGTCAACGGACTAACCGCTGACTGATCTTCTCCAACATGAAACTGAGGATTGAGTATATCATCGGGAATTTTGCCAGAGCGTGGTTCGTCTACAAGGAACTCTTGGTACAAGAAATTGAGAGCTCGATAGGTAACATAACCTGTGGCTAATCCCGTTACAGCATAAAGAAGAGTGAGATATGTCTTGGGCATCGCATCAAGTTGGGCTTTTCGAAAATGCCCCATGATACTACGCTTGTGGGTCAAAATGTGATGCACATTATGTTGATAATATTGTGCCACAACAAAAGACCACAATCCGAAAACGGCGTAACCAAGAAAGGAAAACCAAAACCAAAACCCGAAAAGCGCATCAAAGTACCAAAGAAAAAGACAATGGAAAATGCAACAAAGGAAAGCAAGTTTGATTCCTTGGTAATGGGATCTGATGGCATCACGAATTTGGTCATCGGCCAAATAGTCTGCGATGCGCGGCATACAAGGCCACTCCCAAACAGATGCCGGAACCCACCACCACCAATAAACAGCAGGAGTGGAGGCACAAAAAGAAAGAAGTTCTTGGACTGCTCTATCGGCAGTTTGGCCCCAAAAGAAAGGGGACACTAGACCTTGATAAAGCTGAGCACAATAGAACGGAACGGGATTGATGGCAAAATAATTACCAACGCCCGATCGTATTCCGGCCATAGCCGCATCAGCAAAAGCTCCTTGATTGGTCTCTTCAGGATCTTGTTCAGGAACGGTTTCCAAAAACCCTGGATCAAAGAAACGAGAAAAATCTGCATCTGGAACAGCATCATCCCATGCAGTAGTGCGGGGACGAGTGCCATACTTAGCAATATGATCCTCATAACAACCTCCCCACATAAAAGCTCCGCGAGGAAGTAAATCACCGTGAACATCACGGTCACCTTCGTTAGCCTGAAATGTTGGAGGCGGCTCAACCCCGAGAACGAATTCTGGTTGAGCGGCCGAAACCGTAGGAGCATCAGATGCCCCTTGAGTTTCTTCTTCAGGGAGACAGACACAAGTTATTCTCTTGCATTTAGAGCACACAATGAATTGCTCTTTGCGTAGTACATTCACATGACGAGTCTGTTTTTCATCATGGAGACGCATCAGAACCTCATGCCAATACAAAGTTTCGGCAACATTCAAATCACCCAAACGTACGGTATGACCAGTGCGAGGATCAGTGACAAGACCAATTCTGTGCCACTGACCGTCGGAAATACAGATATCAAAACGACAGACATCTTTGTACTTCACACCGCCATACTCAACGTAAGTATTGCAATTGAGGTCAACTTTGGTGGGATCAACACCACCACCAGCGTTAGCCCATTCAGGCAAAACGCGCATCATTGTCTTCACATACCGCTGAAGCAAAGCTTCCTTAGTAGTTGCAAAGACATGCATGTTCATCTCCTCCGTGTTACTGGTTCCAAAAACCGCTCCTAGTTCAGGCATAACCTTGCCTTTAAGATCGGCTTCTGCTTTGACAGCAACAAAACGCATATTATTCACAGATTGAATAATACCAACAATTCCCATAGCTTTATCATATTGCGGCTTGTTAGCCGCAATGTCGTCATACACTAAATAAACAGTGTGATTGAAAACTTGAGAATGAAATTCGTCTCCAGGCACCATATTAGCCACCATCTCTGGGGCGAAAGTGAGCCCAATGACGGTGGAATGAATGCGAATAAGATCACGTGTAAAACGGGTCTTCCCACATCTTGGGGGACCAACAGTGATATTACAATAAGGCTGCTTCACCACATCCCCTGCTTTGATACAAGAAATGAGTTGAAAGTGCCAATTTTGAAGCAACATAACACGGTCCTGGAGAATTTTGCGTTGAAGTGAACGTGGGGGTGCACAATCACGTGCACCACTGAAGGAGCGTTTGGCTTGCTCAAGCTTGAGCAAAACCTCGCTCCAATTTCCACCACGGGATCTGAAATCTCCATTCAAAACTTCAGGAATCAATTCTTGCAATTCCTCAAACATCTCATCCATTTTCGTAGCCATGTGCTTCTCGAAAAAGAAAGGCAACATATTACCAACTTCCCAAGATGCGACAGCAGCTTCGACAAAATATTCGGTAGCAGACATGATTCCATCAATAATGGAAAGAGCGTCAGTGTAACGATCCCCTTGAGTCAACTGAAAGATCTTGACTGAATTGATCTCAAGTGACCCCCAAGTATCAGGGGCCAACCCAAGAACAATACCAATGCCTAGAAGATTGGAAACGTGATTCCAAATCGGAGAGTCACGCAGACTCCTCCAATTCTTAACGCACCATCTAAAGGCATCGAGAGCAGACATGTCATGCTTCATACGCAAGATAGAAACATTCTGCTCATAGACCTTGGACAGTTCAGGGGATGTGGTGGGTGCTGGACCAGCACCAGAAAACATGCTCGCTATTCCTCCAATAACAGTGCCAGCAGCAGAGAAAGGAGCGGGTTGAAAGAACTCATTCCCACAAAGGGAATCCACCATCCGCTCAACATCTTCACGAAGAAGATGCGGACTATGGATCGGACGCGCTATGCGGCGCTTGCCATTTGGCAAAGCAACAATGCGACGATGATTACCATCGATGAGTTCAGTTCGAACAGAAACACCAGAAGGGTCTGTCGAAACAACACGAATAGCTTGCAAAATCTGAAATTCGCCTTCAGTCCCAACGGAAACAGAGCCAACAGTGGCGACATCTAAAACTTGTTCAGGTAAGTGAAAACCTTGATTGTTCATAATGTCGACATAGGCTTGAGCAGCGAGAGTCGAATAACGAATCTCCCATACAGGAGAGTGAGTGTCACTGAAAGTAGACCAATCATTAAGATGGTATGGGAGCTGATTTAGCAAATGTTCTGACGAGCCGGATCTAAGCCTGCGCTCGTCAGAAAGTGGAAACTTGTTAGATGATCTCATGTTGAAGGGTTCAATGCTAGTTAATCAGAAAATTATTATTCTGAAGATTTAGTCAAAGAACAAACTCCTAGGATTCTAAAAAGCTTCCAAGCGCACAATCTACCTTGTGCCGGGTGGCGGTTTTCTCCGGTTCCCGATCCCCTACGGCCTCCTCGGTGGAGCTGCCCACCCCGGACTTCAACCTACGATAGTGGTCCCTGAGACTTGGGTCATCTCAGCGTTTACCATGCATACAATTATAGAGTAGTACCAACCGACCAAAAGGCCTTTGGCAGCGCCCAAATCATACAACAACTTCTCATGCAGAAACCTGGCTTCCAAACCAGGGGTCTTCATCAGACAGAACTCCGTTCATCAATCATAGGGTCAAACAAAGTTTGAACACATCTATGAAAAACTAATAGTTCCACATGAGGTCCGAGTACGTTCGAATGTTTTAAGACAAATAGATATATAATATACAGTTAATAATTTTTATATCCGAACGATCGTAATCCAATCTTTAACGAGCCTGTGAAGTTCAAGGCTCGAACACAATAAATGCAAATATGCAAAATATATATATAAAATAAAATTACAAGGGTAGAATCACAAAAGTGATAAAATTAGTACATTTCCCTGCTAAAAGCAGGACACGGGTTCCCAACAATGGGATACCGTCGTTCAAGACTTTTAACACAAATTATGTACAACATATAGGCCTGGTTTTACCCGATAAGGGAATCATGCCAGAGAAGAGCGGACCCGCGTTGAAAGGTCGCTCGCAGTGAAGTTCTTCTAAAATCATAAACAATGGTCTAAATACACGTAGATACGAGACATGTCTCGTAACACGTGCAAGCAGACAAAGCTCACAACTAAAGAAACGTCAATCTCCATACAGGTGGTAATA